CCATTTAATCTAATTTCTTTTATAACTTCACATACCCAATTTTGGAATTTTTCAGCAATAGGTTTTCTTGATTTGAATAACACTTTATACAATCCCTTTTCGGTTAAAAAAGTTACTTGTTGGTCATCACCAAGGGTGTACATATTATGTACTACCTTTTCAGTTTCATCAAAATTTTGGATATTTGCCCTAATATTAGACATTTCTAATATAGTCCCTATATCATTTGCTCTAAATAAAGGATTACTATAATCTCCTTTAATAATAATATCTGTATGTGCATATATGACACCCTTTATTTAAATAGTTTATATTATTTATACAAAGGGCGTCAATACTATTGACACCCTTTTTTTGCGCCTGAAGATTCAGGAGCAAACATTTTATGATCACATATGCAATGACCATGATATTTATTTTAAATCATTACTTGTTTTAATTTAATAATTAAAATGCATTTTTTAATTATTAAAAGATATAAATATAAACCATACGACATATGGTCTTTAATTTGAGTAGGCGAGACCTCCCATTCCACTCATAATACGTAACACGTTGTAATTCACCGCATACACGCGGACCTTAGCAGTCTTGGTACCCTCAACCGTCGCATTTGACAAGACCAACTGTAGTGTGGCGTTATCAATTCGCGAGAAGTTGCACGTGCCACTGGGTTGGTGTTCCTCAGGGCGAAGGGCGAATGAGTACACATTAATACCAGTGTCGGGGTTACGGGTATGGTGCTGATAAGGCTGTACAAGGTCAAAGTAAGTTCCCTCGCGCTCAGAGAAACGATCCTGACCATTGAGTTGGAGCTTAGCAGTGACAACCGGGTTTTCACCCCAACAATGCATATCAAGAGAAGTCTCAGCAAGGACAAATGTACCAGCATCAGATACACCAGAGTTGAGAATGCCCGCATTATGGAAACCACTAGGACCATCAGCCTGAAATCCAAGATTGGGTTGACCGTAATTGCCGCTACTGTTGGCGCCACTATTATTCCACCAATCACTACTGCCGGTAACATCAACACCTCCAGCATCGTGGAATAATCCAGAACCATCAACAAACGAGGTGTTTACTCCCTCATAGCCTCCAGCAGCAACACCATCGGGTCCACCGAAAGCATGGATAGCATTAGGAAGAGCATCAACCGCGTCAGTGTAGTTAAACGGCTGAGCACCAAGAGTGCGGTATAGCAACTGGTTGCAGTCAAGAGATGAGCAGTAATCAACATTCTGATCAGGCTGGACAACCCAGATGAGTTCCTTACAGGGGTGGTTAAAGTTGAGTTTAATCTTGTTGGAAGATGAACCGACAGATTCATCACCAGTGAACTGGAGTTGTTCAATCAAGTACTCATGGGGGTTCTGTGCCATACGACGACGTTCATCAGTGTCAAGGAACACGTAGTCAACATATAGCGAGGCAGCAACAAGCGACTGGTTGTAAGCCTGAGTTACTTTCATGTTGGTGCTAGAACCAGTGCAGTTAAGTGATGAAACCGCCCATAAACACTCATCAATGGGGCGAATATCAAGATTAATCTTGACTTCGTGGTATTGAAGGGCAATTAAGGGAAGAGCAAGACCGGGGTTGCGGCAATACCAGAATTGTAAAGGAACGTATAACGTGGTTTCCGGAAGAGCATTACGGGGAGCACACACTTGACGAGGGGCTTGGCTGTCACAGGGTCCATCAACGGCACTGAAAGACGGGTCGGTAATGAAAGTCAACTGAACAGTGTTACCAATCATCTTGTAGTATCCACGTTGTTGTTCAGATGTAAGGGTAAGTTGGTTCCAGATGTGCATCCAGTCACCATATTGGCGATCAATGCGTTGACCACCAATTTCAACCTCAACCTGAGAAATCAATTGCTCACCAGGGAAATCTAACCAACGGGCATAAACGCCACTGGCACTTGCACCGGTGGCATTGCTCGAGTTAGCCATAGCCTGATTAATTTCAGGCAAAGTAACCTGTAAATATGTGCGGTAAGCTAAATCACCATTACGACTGATGGTACACGTTACACGGCGACCGAAATCAGCCTGTCCATTGAAAGTTTGTTCAATAGATTCCATGGCAAAGTTAGTGTAGCGACGATAAGTTACTTTCCAGAAAGTAATTTGAGGGTTACCCGTAAGATATACATCTTGGGCACCATAAGCGACGAGTTGCATTAATCCACCTCCCATTTTATAATATTGCTAAAGAAAAAAAAATTTTGAAATTTAATTTAATTCAAAATTATTTATTTGTTTTAATTAATTATTTTATTAATGTCAAAGTTTTCCTCTATGAATCGTTTAAGATAACTGTCTAAAAAAACTTCTTTTTTGCCTTCATGTTTTTTCGTAAATATGTACTTTTCTTCGTTTTTTCTTATTTGCCATCCATCTTCTAAAGCATTGAATAAAAATGCCATCTTCTGCAGTGTTAGGTAGTTAATTTGTATATTTTCCCCAGTGTTTATATGGATGTCCATTACGTTGTTATGAGAAAGTTTATAGTTATTTCTACCTTAAATAAAAATATATATCATTAAGTTAAATACTAAATTAAATATAACATTGGTTAATTAATTATTAAATTATGCCAATTTTTAAACCAAAAAACAATAAAAAAATTATGGTAAATCACAATAGCATTGTAACATTAGATAGCAAGCATACCGAAATGATATACAAATTTGAGCATGATGAAAATGTTGTAATTCCTAAATTAATGAATGAAAAAAAAAGATTATCTCTAAAATTATTAAAAAATGAAGAATTAAATATAGATGAAATATTGGACATTAAAGACCAAATAAATTCTATTAAAATTAAAATTAAAGAAACTAAAAATAAGAAGAAAAAATATCATTTGGACAATTCCAAATATATTTTTGATTATTTTGAAAATAAAAAACAAATAGCAGATGGGAAAAATAAAACAAAGAAATTAGATTGTTTTTTTAATATAAAACCTAATTTTGAAGATGACCAAACTGATAAAATTATAACAAATAATGTTCAGAAATTTCTAAATAATATTGATGAAAGTTTTTTTGATATAAATAATTATATTACTCAAAAAGACATTTGTCAATATTGTCATAATGGCGAATTGATACCAGTTGAACATGAGGGCATATTAGTGTGTAAAAATTGTGGAAAAAATACAAAATACTTAGTTGAAAATGAAAAACCGTCATACAAAGAGCCTCCAAAGGAAGTTTGTTTTTATGCTTACAAGCGCATAAATCATTTTAGAGAAATTTTGGCCCAATTTCAGGCAAAAGAAACAACACAAATACACGAAGATGTCATTGAAGACATTAAACAGCAAATAAAGAAAGAAAGAATTACATTAAAACAAATTACTAATAAAAAAATGAAGGAAATTCTTAAAAAACTCGGATACAATAAATATTATGAGCATATTCCATTTATAAAAGACAAACTAGGAATTAAACCTCCTATCATGGCTCCTGATTTAGAAGAGACATTGTGTAATCTATTTATAGATATTCAAGGTCCTTATGCAAAATATTGCCCAGATGATCGCGTAAATTTCTTAAACTATTACTATACTGTTTATAAATTATGTGAACTTCTAGGTCAAAATGAATTTTTGCCGTACTTTGCTCTTCTTAAAGATAGAGAGAAAATGATTGAACAAGATGAAATATGGAAAAAAATATGTGAAGAATTAGATTGGGAATTCATTCCAACAATTTAATGTTTATAATCACGTAAAACATTGTGAACATTTTCATGTTTAGTTTTATAATTTTTAATTATTTTTTCAAATTGTTCTTCTAAACCACAATCATTTTCGTTAAAACACACAAATCCTTTATTTGATTTATTTGAACGCAAAATTATTATTTTTTGATTAGGCATTTCTTTATTTAATTTTTTTAATCCCTCTATAATGTCATCTGAACGATGTATTAATTCAGGGTTATATTTTTCTAACTCAGAGAGATATAATTCATCTAAAACTTTACTATTTTTTAATTTCCAACTCATTATATAAATTGAATTTTTTATTTTATTATTATTTACATAATAAAATAAATATTAATTAATTTTTAAAATATTTTTTATGATTGTTTAATGGATATGCTACACATTTAATAATGCAACTATATAAAATATTAGGCAACCATTTATTTTTTTTGAATCCGCGCCATTCCAGACCACTACTTCTGTCAGTTTGATGCTCTTTTTTGATATGTTGTGTTGTAATAGATTTTATTTTACAATTATTATGATAATAATTCAAACATCCATAATACGATTTCATCATTAAATAATAAAAATGATTAGTTTTATATGATTGTTGTATTTGTATTTATTTTTATATAATGATAAACTATATAAAAGGTTATGAACAATACGTATAAATATGAAAATAAATATGAATGAATTTTACGTTGCGTTTAATTATCCTTTTCGTTTTATAAATTGTGCAATAAATGATTATCGTGTAGAAAATTTTACTGTTATGATGTTTGATGATAATTTAAAAAGTGAAAATATAGATGTTAACTCTATAAATTTACCAAAAGACATTGTTGATGTTTATTGGTATAAAAAAGGAAAAAATGATGAAGAACCATGGGAATTTATTGGAAAAATAAAATGTAAAGACAAAGAGTATTATGTATATTATATTGCCAATTGTGATTATACAGGGTTTGATTGTCAAGGCGACATGAAAATGTACATATCAGAACATTTGTCTAGAATATTGACTCACGCAGTACCAATTAAATTACATAGTTATGTTAATGATTCAATAAAATAAATCTATGTTGTATGTAAATAAATTAAATAAAACATAATTATTAAATTTATAAAATAATTATGTTATCTTATTTTCTTTTCGTTCAGTGTAATTTAGCGAGGAAAGCCTACTAAGTTAGCACCAATGCCGAATCCAGCACCACCACGTGCCGAAACAGCCATGCTAGGTAAATAAGTGTCAAGAATGCTAAATGTAGCGGCAGCAGTTAAAGCAATTAAAGCCACTTCGTCAAGTGATAAATTTCTTTTAGGAATTGCAAATGCAGCAATCGCAACCATTAAACCTTCTACTAAATATTTAATAAGTCTTTTAAGGAGTTCACCAATATCTAAAAAATCTAAGAGAGACATCTTTATAATAATTAATTAGAAAAAAATATATTATTCGTAAAAAACTTAAACAATATATATTTAATAATATAAATGGCTAATTCTAAACTGTCAAATGATTCTAAAGATAATCGCCAAGAAGGAGTTGAATATAAATTTAATTTAGATGGAGAAGAGAACCCTAAATACGTTGACTTGCTAGACGAGGACAAGCCCATTGCTGGGCAAAAGTTTTGCTGTGTTTCTTTTGTGTCTCCCGAACACATTATTAAACAACGTGAACATTTTTTGATGGAAGAATTTATTAAAGGTTGGGATTTTACTAAATCCATGGAAAAATTTACTCAGTTTTTAAGTTTTGTTTCATATAAATACAATCTTAACTTTGAAAATGTCACGGAGGATTTGCAATCATTTGTTAAAGAAGAAAAGGAAACATTGACTCAAAATAATTTGTTAGATGATTATAAAAATTTTCTTGATCGTCGCGAGGATGACCTTGAAAAGGTGTTTAATGAATTAAGTAATTTTAAAACATGTACGCGTGGGCTAAAAGTTCGCGGATGTTTTCCTACTCAACAGGAGGCAGAATTGAGATGCAAAATGTTGAGAGAATTAGATCCTCATCACGATGTTTATGTTGGACCAGTTGGACTGTGGATTCCTTTCCACCCAGAAGCATACAAGACCGGACGCGTAGAATATCTTGAAGATGAACTCAATCAACTTATGTCAGAAAAAAAGAAAAATGAAGAAAAGGCAAAAGAAGATTTTGACAAGCGTGTGAAGGAAGCCAAAAATAAGGCAATTGAAGACAATAAGAAGAAAGCATTAGAAAGTGGTAACAAATTAACACAGGCATTAAATAAAGAAGGCAATCTTGTTAGTGTTAAGGACATGAATACTCAAGAAATGCAATTGCTATCACAATCATCTACTGTAACCTCAGCCGACATTCGCAGAGAATTGTTTGAGGGCGACAATGTTGTTACCAATTTAGATACTGATCATGGATTAAGTGAATTGAGCAATCTATCATTTGATGTTGCACCAAAGTAGGTTTACTAATTAAACATTAAGATTAACATATAAAGAAATAATTATATGTTAATACAATGGAAACCGAATATTGTGATGTTTGTGGAAGAACTTGTGATGGTGTTCATGGTGGTAAAAAATATAATAAAGAAAAAAAATTAAAAATTTAGTTCATATTCTTAATAGTTATGATAGGTATGATAAAAATATAGTTGATGAAGTAATAAAACAAATTTATGAAATAAGACAATTGAAATATGAAAAGGTTTAATAATAAATATATTGTACTTTAATTATAATATATTTATCCCCACAAATATGTGTGACTTAATATCTTTGGATTATAATATCCATTAGATTTTTTAATTTCATATTCAATTGCTTTTTTGCGGTTTGTTATGCCATGACTATGTCTGCTATAATAATTCATTTGTCTTTTTTTATTAGAATGATTTTTTTTAGAATATAATTTGATAGGACTTCTATCTTTGTATTGTTCATACGCTGAAGCACCAAAATGAATTGTTCTATTTTTTCCAGAATTTAAATCTTGAACAATTACCATGTATTTCTTGTCTGGATTAGAACTTTTTTGAAAACTTAATATTTTTTCCTTCATTTTAGAATTTCCACCAATGATAACATGGCGGGTGCTACGCATTCCTTGTTTTTTTGATTTAATCGCGAGTTTTAATGCCTTGCTTGTAGACGAGCAACCTTTTTTTAATATATCTAAGTCTATTGCTGATGCTTTTCCTCCGGTTATTGCCGATGCCAATCTAGCACGACCCCAAGATTTTGCGGTTTGATTTGGACGAGAACCAGACGAATAATATGCTCCCATTCCTTTATTTTCTATTTTTTTTAAAGTTTTTATAGAACATCCTGTTTTTCTAGATAATTCCTTATTTGGTAATATGTTTTTAATTTTGTAAATTTTTTTCGCGGTTAAAACATGGTTGGATTTTTTAGATTTAAATGATTTTATTTTTTTACGCGTGTGATAAATTCCACGTTTATATAATTTCCTTGATTTGACAAGTTCTTTTTTTATGGTATTTTTATCTTTTTTAGTTAAATTGGTTGGAATATATCTCATGGGAATTCTTGGCATTATATAAATTAAATTTATTTTATTTAATTAACATAACACAAAAATCAATCCTATTCTAATATGGTGAATTAATTAAATAATTAATGTTTTCTAAAATAAATGCAATATCACTTTGGACTAGTCCTTCTCCTTCTTGGTCCAAAAGAGATTCTTCAATCTCATCGCCTTCATTAAGAGCAAACAACATGCGCATCCCACGTAAAGCGTAATCGTTGCGCTCTTCTATGTCGTCATCGTCATCGTTTGGTGGATGCCAAGAGTCAACATCATCTTCTTCATCATCTATAAAGAATCCAGAATTTAAATTTTCTTCATTATTGGTATTATTTACCATATTTTCATCAATCATATTAGTTCTGCAATTAGGACACCCAAAACCGTTGCGAGAAATGTTAGTGAGAAGACAACGTGAATGAAATTGATGACCACATTCGGTAATAATATAGTTGAGATTAGGATTAAGTATGTCCATGCAGATGGAACAATCAATCGTGGTGTTTTCATCATGAGTATTGCTCATTTGTTCTGGTTTATTAGTTTTAATAATGAACAATAAAGTGTTGCAAAACAATTCAATTTTTATTATTATTTTATTAAATAATCTCAGTTATTTAATAAATATTAAAATAAATATAAATTAAATAAAAATAAGTAAAAACATGTTTTTTTATAGAGATTAAATGCCATTTAATTATTATTTATTTATTTTTTGATAAAATAAATATAAATTAAATAAAAATAAGTAAAAACATGTTTTTTTATAGAGATTAAATGCCATTTAATTATTATTTATTTATTTTTTGATAAAATT